CTTGTATTTGCTGGAGTCCTAGGCCCACACCCATGGATAGTAGACAAACTAGAATTTTTCGACTATGAAGCGACGCGCCTAGACAATATTCAAGATCAACTTCTGTTGGAAAATCGCGACCGTGATTACTCCAACGCATCAATCCAGATCAAGGCAGCATATACCCCAATAGATGCTCAGAGTGATCTGAGCAAATTTGGATTTCAGGTGCCTGAAATGTACACCTTCACTACTACTTTTAGCACTATGGTCTCTAAGCTTGGTAGACCAATTGTAGTAGGTGATGTGCTTGAGGTGCCTACTGAAATGCAGTATGACCATAATCTAAGACCAGTACGAAAGTTTCTAGAGGTAACTGACGTGGGCTGGGCTGCAGAAGGACGCACCATTGCGTGGAAGCCAATCATCTATAAAATTACTGCGCAGCAGCTTATTCCAAGTCAAGAACACCGTGATATTCTTGGTACTGCCGATACACAAAAGTACGTCATAGATGATGGCGCCTTTTTTGATGGTGTACAGCAAATTCAAACCGGCCCATTGACTTCATCTGAAGCAACACAGGCAGAAGCAGAACGTGCAGTTCCTGAAAAAGGCACTAACGTGCGTGAACAGGCATCTGGCACTAATAGGCACAATTATCCTGGTAGCTATGATGGCGTAGGACCATATGTTGAAGATGGCTTACCACCAGATGGACAGGCTTACACCGAAGGATTCAAGTTGCCAGATGTGGCTCTAGCGACTGATGGTCAGTTCTTCCGCCTGAACTATGACCCAGCGCTCAATATCCCTGCCCGTCTGTATAAGTTTAGCAGTGTCAAGAATAGTTGGATTTATGTCGAGACAGATAGACGCACCCAGCGGTCAGCCCACAAGCCATCACAGCGAGCTATCCTGGATTTGCCTAATAAGAAGGCACTTGGGGATAAACTATGAAGGTCTCACACCTATTTGAAGGCGGAAAGCTCAAGGGTGGCTTCTATATAAACCCATACACCAATGTCAGCATGCATGACCGCGCGCTTACGCTTCTGTATAATGTTGTTATCCCAGAGCTAGAACGCGTGTTTAAATTACCAAAGACAGCTATTAAAGCGCAGTATGGTATTTCATGGCCGCATTGGTCCGATTTTGGCGCCCGTCTAGAGGTATTAGGAGCAGGTCAGGTGTTAATGAAAATTAAATTAAGACGCAAGGACCATGATGTACAGCTAATTGCCAAAATGCTACCTAAAGTGCTAAAAAAACTTTTAGAAAAAGAACTTGTTAATGTCAGTGTCGAGCTGCTTGAAGTTGAAGATCAGGCGACCATAAATGATAAAACAGGAGCTACAATTCCAGCCTACATTCTTGTTGGTTTCAAATGTGAATATCCCGAAAAATGGAAAGAGTGGGACAAAGCTAGGTGGACAGTATGACTATAACATTCAAACAGTTCTTTACTGAAGATTTAATGACACTTGAGTTTCTGGCCAAGCTCATTAACATCCAAGCAAATAAGAAGCCAGGGCGCCTATGGCTTAATTTCTATTATGATAATTCGTACTTTGAAGGACCTGTTGAAAGTGCTAAGATGGACACTAAATCTTATATTGAGGTAGCATACTCAAGGTGGGATGAAAATGAAAATGCATTTAATCCTGCCGTTATGTTCATCTTTGAAGAAGATAAAGATGGGTTCTATTTTGGGACTGATGCAGAAGGTCGGCGAGCACTGCTTTTTGACAAGAACAGGGTGTAGAAAAAGTAATGCCTCACTCATAACTAAATATACAGTATGATCAACTACTATTTCTACAACAACCAGCTACGCGCCTATATTCTACAGTTCGTTTCTATTTTTAGAGGGCTGCAGGTGCGAACTGGTAAAGGTGAATGTGATGAACAGCAGTTCATCACCGTGCCCTGTGTTATTGGCGCCAAAGATAGAGTTGTAGCGGCGCTCTTTGCGGGGAATACGCAGAACAGGATGTTTAGCCTGCCAACAATGTCTGCACACCTACAAAGCATTCAGCCTGCTCCAGAGAGACGGAAAGTTCAGGCCTTTATTGACCAACGAGTTACTCTTCCTGTAGGTGGTGTCTTTCCAGACGACTTGACAGTTGTCAAGCGAGCGATGCCAGTTCCCTACAACATCACGATGGAACTGTCTATCTATACTTCTAACACCGACCAGATGTTTCAAATTCTGGAACAGGTGTTAGTCCTGTTCAACCCCGCAATTCAAATTCAAAAAACTGATGGACCATTTGACTGGACGCGTTTGACAATGGTCGAGTTAACTGACATCTCAAATGAGGAGAATTATCCAGCAGGCACTGATAGAAGAATAGTGATGTGGACTTTGACTTTTACGATGCCTATTTTCCTAAGCATACCACTTGGTATCAAGGATGACTTGGTACGAAAAATTGTTATTCAAATTGGAGAGTTTGGAAACATTAAGATTAATGAAGTTGACGAGAATGGCGAGATTACGCCATTTGGTGAGCCTTTAACACAGGTGACGCTAGATACTACTGACCCATCTAGCCCAGACTACTATGAGCCACCACCAAGAGGCCCAATCCCACCAGAGCCAGATCCACTACCGTAAACATGTTTCGATGAGTTTCTAAGCAGCCCAGAAAGTGCGTTTTCCTAGACATAGAAAACAGCTGACAGCATAAATATCCTGACAACAACCAGAACGGCTACGGCCGTCTTCACATTGGAGATACAAAAATGGCATTGGTCTCACCAGGCGTCAGCGTCTCAGTAACAAATGAGAGCTTCATCATTCCTAACGCATCCCCCACGGTGCCTCTGTTTTTTATTGCCACGAAGGCAAATAAAACAAAGTTCAATGGCTCTGTACCTAACGATACAACTGTTGCTGTAGGTACTCTAGAATCGGGGGTTGTACGCACGGTTACATCTCTAGCGCAGTCGATTGACCTTTACGGTTACCCTGACTTCCGGTCTACCCCATCCGGACAATTGCATGGTGATTGTCGGAATGAATATGGACTTTTCGCTCTAAATCAATTCTTGTCTGTTGGAAACAGAGCATATGTTGTACGCGCCAACGTTGATTTGACGGATGAGCCCATTAACTTCCTTTCACTGGGAACCCCAATAGTAACTCCAGGCTCCTTGTCATTCAGTGGAGTTGGTGATGGCACAATGGGAACTATCACAGCAGTTTCCAACCAAGTTCGGCCACAGATTATTACTGTCACGATTACTTCACCAGCAACGCTGCTCACAGGCGCAGAATTTACTGTAACTGGTTCTGTGTCAGGATATATTGGTGCTGGTTCAGTGGGTACTCCGTTCACCTCAACAGCAGTTAACTTTACCATCACGGCAGGCTCAACTCCTTTCGCTATTGGCGACCGCTTTACATTTGCACTAAGCAATACCTGGACCCCAGTTGGCATGCCAGTCGGTAATGGTACTATTGTGAACCTAGTGACAGACGTACTGTTGGTACCTGAAACATTCACCATCACCTTCACATCTCCTACCGCCTATACAGTAACAGGTACGGTATCAGGTCCTGCTGGTGTTGGTGTTGTAGGTTCGCCATTTGATAACAGTCGTCTCAACTTTACCATTCTAAGTGGCACAACGCCTTTTGCTGCTGGTGATGAGTTCACCATTACTTCAACTGCTGTTAGCATTCCCTCTCCACTTGGTGCATCTGACGCTCAGAAGAGAGTTGCAGTAGTTGCTGCTTTGACGGCTCAAATTAATTCTAATCTGGACGTCCGTTCGGAACTATATGAGTATAACCTAATCCTATGCCCAGGATATCCAGAAGTTGTAGATAGTCTGTTAGACTTGGCCATTGACGTCAAGGAAGAGGCATTTGTGATTGCTGATGTTCCAGGCAACCTTACACCAGACCAAGCAGCACAATGGGCACAGACCTCAGAGCGTCAATTCAACACTAATGTTGCCTACTACTATCCATGGGGTATCGCTGGTAATCTAGGTGATGCAAATCCACAAAATCTAGACGTGATGTGCGCACCGTCTGGTATTGCCCTCAAGGCAATTGCCTACAGTGACAGCGTGGGTTACGTTTGGACTCCTCCAGCGGGTATCTCACGTGGCGTAGTGACAGGCGTTCAAAAGGTTGGCTATTACACTGGAACTCCTGGAACAGTTACTACCTTCATTGAAGCTAACCTCAATGAAGGGCAGCGTGACAACCTTTACGAGTTTGGCAAGAACGTGAATCCAATCACTTTCTTCCCAGGACGTGGTCTTTACATCTGGGGCCAGAAGACATCGGCTGGAGCAGTCTCTGCGCTTGACAGAATCAATGTAGTTCGCTTGGTGATGTACCTACGTCGTCAGCTCCGCAAGGGTGCGCAGCCATTCGTCTTTGAGCCAAATGACCAAATCACTCGCGACAATTTGAAGACTGCAGCAGATGGTCTATTAAACGATGTACTGACAAAGCGTGGTCTTACTGACTATGCAACGCAGTGTGATGAAAACAACAACACTCCACAGCGGATTGATAACAATGAGCTTTGGCTTGATGTTGCAATCAAACCGACACGTGCAGCTGAATTCATCTACATTCCAATTCGCGTGTTGAGCACATCAGCTGAAATCTAAGACCTAGATAGCATATAACAAGGGAGCCTCTGGCTCCCTTCGTAGCCTATACTCTTGGAGGATTCGCGAATGATGCGAGCTATTGTGGTATTCGTCTTGCTGGTTATTGCTATACCCGCCAAAACACAGGAGTTGGATTCTTCTTTAATAACTATCGTTGATTCAGTTATAGGTTCAAAGAAGAAACGAGGAGGAACTTCACCGAACGGTTTTGATTGTAGTGGATTTACGCAGTACGTGTATCTGCAGCTAGGTATTCAATTACCGCGCAGAGTAATTCAACAGGTTAAAGCAGGATTTAAAGTTGATAATCCGCAACCTGGAGATTTGATGTTCTTTATGGACAGAGGTAGTTTGACACATGTAGGACTTTTTATTGGCGATAATAAGATGGCTCATGTCTCATATGCGAAGGAAAAAGTTGTAGTTGTGCCTCTAGAGCGGTATTGGTACAAACGACTGGCGCAGATTAGAAGAGTGCATCCATCATTGGCTGTCTAATTTTGCGTAGTTTTTCACCGACAATGCGTAAATAGTAGTACTGAAAGCCCTTGATCATAAGGAGAAAATGTCATGGCAACTCTAAGCAATGCCGGTATTCCTGGAGCAGGTGCGGGTATCCTGCACCCACGTATTAAGAATCTTTTCAGGATTACCTTCCGGCAAATGGGACAGCTTATTCCTGGTACTAACAGCCGCAATCTGACCATGCAGGTAACAAATATTACCCTGCCTAATCTAACATTTGCTGAAATTGAATTGCATCGCTACAACTCAGTTGCGTATATTGCCGGCAAGCATAGCTGGGAGCCTATTAGCGTCACGGTTGAAGATGACATCACTGGCTTGGCAGCAACTGTAATCAAGAATCAACTTGAAACTCAACAACG